TGTCGGTTCTAAATGGGCTGTTACTACAACAAACCCAACAAGATCACAGCTTGAAACCGTAGCCAACTGGTCGAAGGTTTACGAAACAAAGAACTTAGGAATCGTAAGGATTACTAACGTTTCCAACCAAGATTAGAGGTAATTTATTATGCCATCTTTATTTGAGGTTACTGCTGGAAAACTTACAGGGCCAACTAACGGAGGTTCTGTAACCCAAGCAACTAACAAGACAACTGGTGTTACACTTAATTCCGAATCAGGTGTAATTACTATGAATAATGCAGCTTTAGGTGCTGCCGCTGAAGCAACTTTTGAAGTTACAAACGACAAAGTAGCTGCTGCTGACATTCCTTTTGTTGCAATTGCATCTGTTGGAACTGCTGGTTCTTATGTTGCAGGCGTAAGTGCTGTTGCCGCAGGCTCATTTAAAATCACAGTTACAAACGTATCTGCTGGTTCATTATCTGAGGCACTTGTTATTAACTTTGGACTATTTAAAGGTTCTGCAAGTTAATGGGATTGTTTGCTTTTAAGCGAATGAGGAAACAAGAAGCTGCCGTAGAGGTGGCTTCTATTCCTACTAAAACAAAAAAACGTAAATCAAAATCTAAGGTCGAAAATGGCGATAAGCATAACAGCAACAGCGGGCAGCGCATCAGCAAATAGTTATTTGACGTTGACAGACGCGAACGCAATTATTGAAGGTCTCATCGAAGATGATGATGTAACAGCGTGGTCATCAGCAACTGATGACGCTAAAAACCGTGCATTATTTACCGCTACAGTAAGAATTGATCGCGAAAGATTTTTAGGGGCAAGGGCAACAGATACACAGGCTTTGCAATGGCCAAGAACAGGAGTCAGAAAACCAGACACATATATAAATACATATGCTGTTGGATTTCCTTTTCGTATTACGACAGATTATTTTACAGATACAGAAATTCCAGACCAAGTAAAAAAAGCGCAAGTAATATTAGCTGTTTATTTGAATAATAATAAAGATGGATTAGGATTGAGTGGGCTTGAAGATTTTAAAAATGTTCAAGTCGGATCTGTAAATGTAACACCAAACTTTTATGGGTCAGTTGGCGCTGATCGCGTTCCGCCATTATTTGAACGCTATTTCACTGGCTTGCGCATAAGTGGGCCTAATAACATTGCAATCAAAAGGAGTTAATCAATGTACAACGCTGACCCAGACTACACAATCGGCGGTGAATTAATCACAGATACAGCCGCACATACAGGCAGATTTAAAAGTATTTTTTTCAAAGAAGATACACAGGTCAACACGGCTTCGCATAATTATTCAGGAAATTCAATTGATTCTGAAACCTTTCTTGCGGGTCAAACAATCTATGGTTTATTTACTAGCATCACATTATCAAGTGGCGCTTGCATTGCTTATAAAGTCTGATGGGTATATCTTCAGCGCTTAAAAAAGTTTTAACAAATAAAAAACTTTCTGCTGACATTACTTTTAAATCAGTAGTTGCAGGGTCATACAATAAGACAACAGGCGTTGTCGGTGAGACAATAACCGATACATCTATTAGGGGTATTCTTGAAGAAATTAATGCGCGTGAGGTAAACGAATTAATTCAAGCATCTGATAAAAAAATTCAAATAGCGGCTGCAAGTTTATCAACTACACCAACCACCAAGGATAAAATTATTGTAGATTCAGTAACCTATTCAATAATAAGAGTAGAGACAAATCAATTTGCCAATGAAAAACTTACTTTTGTTTGTTATTTAAGAACATGAGAAAAATTCGCATTGACCAGATTGGGGATTATTCAGAAGAGCAAATCAATGCTTTGTTATCGGTTACCGTTTTAACAGGAGATCGAATTGTAAAAGAAGGATCGCCTGTTGATTCTGGAAGGCTTGCGGTTTCTTGGCAGATAGGAGAAAACGCAGAAAGCGGCGCACCCGCTCCTGAAGGTAAATATGGATCTTCTGGAAAAGGAACTGTTGTCAAACCTCCTAAAACTTTAAATTATCAACTAGGTAAAGAAAATTTTAGAAAAAAATATAATATTCACAATAACGTTCCATATGCTGAACCTGTTATGTTTGGAACAAGTTTGCCGCCGTCTTGGGGTGGTGTTTACAGGAGTAATAATGGATTAAGCGCAAAACATCTTGATCTTTTAGCAAAAGAACTCTCAAATGAAATACAAGACCTTTACAAACAAATAAGGGGGAAATAATGGCCGCAATTGATCTAAATACAGTACGAGCAACGATTGAATCAAGAGTTATTAATGAGCTTTCTTCGGCTCCACCAATAACGGTTATTTTTCATAATATGTCATTTAATAGCAGTACAAAAAAGACTTTTGTGCAATGCCTTACAAGTTTTGGTGAAAACAATTATTTGACATTAGGTAATGAAAATGGAGTGAATAGAATAACTGGTATTGTCATATTTAATATTTTCACGCCACAAGGAACAGGTTCAGGAGATAATTATAAAATTGGTAAAAGGTTACGGGATTTATATAATAGAATTACTGTTTCAAACGTGATCTTTGACAGTCCAATAGGGCCAGAAGTCGTTAACAATCCAACCCCTGAAGGTCTTTTTCAAACGCAATTGCGTATGACCTTTGAAATTTACGAGGAACTTTAATTATGGCAAAACTTGAAATAACAGAAGAAATGCTTGACGCAATAGAAGCTGTAAAAGGTCGAAGAGAAGCAAATTATTGGGATCCACATTGTAGAAGATACTTTGAACAACAAAAAAATCTTAAAAACAAGACAAAAGATGAGCTTGAAAAAAAAGGCAGAGAACTAGGGATTGAGTTAGATAAAAGACAAAGTAAAGAAAAACTTATTAAAGAAATAGAAAATTATCACAAAACAGGTTAATATTAAATAAATACTTCTTTTTGTTATGGCTATCAAGGGCGATGTTGGGAAAATCATGTTTGAAAACGCCGGTGGAACGGAAGCTGACGTAGGACAAACAAGATCGTGGTCTTTGTCTATAACAAAGGACATTATGGAAACAACAAAACAAGGCGATACATTTAAGTCAAATATTGGTGGCTTGATTGCCGGTGAAGGTTCAGCAGAACTTTTATATGCTCCGAGTGAAACAGGCGCAGGCTACACAACATTTATTGACGATGTTTTAACAACAGGCGATAACGCTGACGCATTATTTGAATTATTCCCTGATAGTAATACTTCTGCAAAGAAAATTAGTTTTGCAGGCATAATAACCGGCGCTGAATATGGTGCAACTTTGGGTGAAGTCCAAATTATAAATATCAGTTTTACAACAAGTGGTACCATTACCAGCGCTATCTGATACATTAGGTTTATTAGTCTACTAATTAAACTAAATGTCAACAAAAAGAACAATTGATCTGTTAACTGAATCTTATAAGGATCAGATGACAGCCAGACGTAAATATGAATTTAAGGATGCTAACGGCGTTGTAAAAGCTAATTTATACTTTAAACCATTAACAAGAGATGATCGTGTTCGCGCACAGGCCGCCGCAGGCACAGACGAGGCTTTGACAATATCAACTTATCTTCTTTGTAAAAATGCAGAGAAAGAAGATGGATCACCAGCATTTAGCCCCGCAGATGCGCCGAACTTGCAAAGAGAACTTCCAGAAAATGTTCTTAATGAAATAGAGCTTTTTATGTTTGATATACAATTAAATATTGATACAGCAAAAAAATAATATCGCGAGATAATTGGATAAATTTTGAATTTTTTCTCGCAACAGAATTAGGTAAAACTATTCAAGAATTACGTTCTTTAATTACAGAAGAAGAACTAATATATTGGGCTGGATATTACGAAGTGAAGAATGAAAGAGAAAAAAGACAATTAAATCGCCAAAGAGCAAATAAGGGGTAATATATAATAAAGACTTTTTTTATTTGTGGCACAGGCAAATGTAAAACTTACAGTTGATGCTTCGCAAGCCACAAGAGCTTTAAAAGGAGTACAAAGTCAAACTACAAAATTACAAAATGCTTTTGGTGGATTACGAACTGCAATAGCTGGCATTGGAATTGGTTTAATTGCTAGAAATGCAGTAAAAGCTGCTACTGATTTTGAAAAGCTAAATCAGAGATTAAAAATATTAACAACTGAAAATGGAACTTATGCTGAATCTTTAAAACTAGCTGAACAAGCACAAACAAAGTTTGGTTTAAGTTCTATTGATGCTTTAGAAGGAGTAACAAATTTACAAGCAAGATTAGGGCCATTAGGTTCAACAATGGATGAAATAACGGCAATATTTAATGGATTTAATACAGCAGCAATTTTATCTGGAGCTTCTGCACAAGAACAAGCTGGAGCTATGAGACAACTTACTCAGGCTTTAGGTTCTGGAGTGTTAAGAGGAGATGAATTTAACAGTATATCTGAACAGATGTCTGCTGTTCTGAAGCCAATAGCAGATCAATTAGGAGTTAATGTAGGTGCTTTAAGAGATATGGCGGCTCAAGGAGCAATTACAAAAGATGTCGTTGTTGCTGCATTTAAAGAAATAGAAAATCAAGGTGCTAGTGCATTAAAAGAATTAATAAAAAATGATCCTACAATGACATTTAAAGTTTTAGGAAATGAAGCAGAAAAGTTATCAATAACAGTTGGTAAAATATTAGCTCCAGCTATTTTAGATGCGACTGTTGCATTAACTAAAATTGTACAAGCGGCTGATACTTTTATAAAATCTCCTGTAGGAAAAACTGCTGCAATATTTACTGGCATTGCTTTTGCTATAAAAGGAGTTGCTACTGCTGTTGCTCTTTTAAAAACTGCCCTGACTATAGCTGCAACACAATTAAGTTTAGTAGGTACGCAAGCGTTGATAGCTAGTGGTGGCTTTAAAGGTATGGCTGCAACAAGTCTTTTAGCTTCTGGTGGTATTGGAAAATTAACTTTAGCTTTAGGTGCTTTAAAACTTGCAGTTTTGGCTACTGGTTTTGGTGCTGTTGCTATAGCAATAGGTGCAATAACGACTGCTGTTATTAAACATATAGATAAACAAAAAGAATATAACAGACTTGTTAAACAAGGTGGTGAAGAAGAAGTTAAAGCTGCTATGCGAGCTATTATGGCTCAAAGAGAAAGTTTAAGAGCAAGACTAGGTTCAAGTAAGAGAGTAGATCAAAGTCTTAAAAGACAGATTAAATCTCTTAATGCTCAATTAGGGCCGTTACAAGAACAACTTACTAAAACAGAAGCCATAGCACAAAAAAACAAAGAGATTGCAGATAAAAAAGAAGATCAAAAAAAGATTCAAGAAGAGATAAATGCACTTGAAGAAGCTAACAGAGAAAAAGCTGAAGAATATGCACAAGCAGAAATGGATAAAGTTGCTGCTATTGGAGAGTTCATAGACAGCCAAAGTGATTCTTTAGCATTACTTAGGGGCCAAATTAATGGCAAAGGAGAACAAGTTGCATTAGAGCAAGCAATTAATAATGCTGTTAAAGAATATGGAGAGGAATATAGAGATATAATTACAAATTACCTAACTGCAAATAACGAACTGAAAAAACAAAAAGAAAACATAGACAAAAATAAAGAAGCGGCAGAAAAGCTTAAAGAGCAATATAGACAAATAGGACAAGAAACAAGACAAGGTTTAGTTGAAAATTTAAGAGAAGCGATAAATGGTAGTCAAACTTTAGGTGAAGCACTAAGTAATGTTTTAAATAATTTAAAAAATAAATTACTTGATATTGCGTTAAATAAAGCTATTAGCGGAATTGGTAATATGCTCTCTGGTGGAAAAGGATTTGGTGGAGGTTTTCTAAGTGGTTTATTTGGTAAGGAACGTGGCGGCCCTGTTTCTGCTGGCGGCACTTACGTTGTTGGCGAACGTGGCCCTGAAATTTTACAAATGGGTTCTAAGGGAGGAAATGTAGTCCCAAATAGTAAAATCGGAGGCGGTGATTCTATAACAAATAATATTAGTATATCTGTAGATGCTACAAATACAGATGTTCAATCAGATGGTGATGGTCAGGCTTTGGGTCAGGCAATTGCAAATGCTGTACAATTTGAAATTGCAAAACAAAAACGTAGCGGAGGTATGTTAACTTAATGGCAACTTTTAATGACACTATTGGAGGAGGTACAACAACAGGTGCAACAATTCCAACTTATAGCTCTGTTGAAAGTGCGTCACCAAAAATCATCACTGTTCAATATGGGGATGGCTATAAATCCCGCAACGTCTTTGGCCTGAATCAAAATCCAAAATCTTACAATTTAACCTTTAATGTTTCTCTTGCTGATGGAGATAAAATTTTAGCGTTTTTAGATGAAAGAGCAAAAGACACAGCTAGTTTTACATTTACCCCACCAGCTACAAGTACAGCTAGACAATTTTGTTGTAATAGCTATAGAAGAACTAATGTATATTTAAACAGAGTTACTATACAAGCAACATTTGAAGAGGTGTTTCAGCCATGACTATTCCAGTTGATCATTTACAAAAATTAGAAGGAATTACCATAATTGAAATGTTTCAAATTGATCTAGTTTCTGGTTTACATTATCAAGCAGGGGATACAGCAGCAACTACCTTATACAGATTTCATAATGGAACAAATGGTATTAATACAGATTTACGTTGGCAGAATGAAATATATACCGCTACTGCTTGTAAAGCTGAAGGTTTTGAAACTGGTGAAAATTCTGTTATGGCAAGACCTACTTTAACTTTTGCTAATACTGGTGGAGGTTTTTCAACAATTTTGGCATTAGTAAATTCTGTCACCCCTAGTAATGATTTACAAAAAGCAAGAGTTACTAGAAAAAGAACATTAGCACAATTTTTAGATTCACAAAATTTTCCTAGTAATACTAACCCATACGGCACACCAGATGATACAAAAAAATTAGATGACGAAATTTTTGATATTAATAAAAAAACTCTTGAAAATAATCAGATTTGCAGCTTTGAACTTGTAAAAACTATTGATTTTGAAACACTATTTTTGCCAAGAAAACAGATAACAAAAGATAGATTTCCCGCTTGTGGTACTTTTGTTTTTGTATGAACTGGAAGAAAGAAGCTGAAAAACATTTCTTAGAGACCCTACCTAATGAGGGCTGTGGATTATTGTATGAAAAAGGTGGTGATGAATTTTTTTGGCCTTGTAAAAATATTGCATCTTATAAAGATGAAGATGTTAGTTTTACTTTAGATCCCAATGACTTTGCCGATTGTGAAGATAGTGGCGCAGATATACTAGCTGTTTTACATTCTCACGTTAACGGCAGTGCTGAACCATCTGAAGCTGATATTAACAACTTCAATGTATTTGGATATGATTGGTACATATATTCTGTTTGTGATAATAGTTGGCATTATTTGGAGACAAAAAAATGATAAGCACTATAAAAATTTACGGCACTCTTAGAAAAATTTGTGGAGTAAAAGAATTTCAAGCAGACGTATCAAATGTTGACCAAGTTTTTAGTTTTTTAAAAGTTAATCATCCGCAATGCAAACAACATTTAATTGATGCTTTTTATAGCGTACAGATTAACAAAACAGATGTAACATTTTTAGGTTTAGTTTTTGAAGGTAATCAGGAAATAAAAGTTATTCCTGTTATTAGTGGTAATTTTTGGTTCTTTGGTGCTATTGCAAGCTGGTTCACTTCATCCGCAGTTACTTCAGCATTAATATCAATTGGTGCTACTATCGGACTAAATTATTTGGCATCACTGTTTGCACCAGTTCCAATGGAACCAGCAACAGACCCACAAATTGCCTCTTTTTTAAGTAACCAAACAACTAATACTACTAAAGCTGGAGGTGCTGCTCCTTTAGTTTTTGGTGAATGTTTAGTCGGTTCAGTGGTTATAAGTGCTGCTTCTGATACAGTGAGAATAACAGATAGTACTCCGTGATATGAGAGAAATTAGCAATAAAGATTTTCAAAGATCAGAAAATCTACCAAATAATTTTTTAAAGGCAGAACAATTTTTTACGTTTGCTGACCTTGTTTGTGATGGGGCAGAAACTGAAGGTTTTGCTACACCTTCTAAAAATAGTATTCCAATTCCAACAAGTATAACGGCTCCTAGTCCTGACAATAATCAGCTTGTACAGACCTCTGACGAACTTACATATATTTCGTTAGCACAAAGAGATATTTTTTTAGATGGTCAAGCAATTCGTGATCTTGGAGGAAGTGAAAATATACAAAAAACATCAATGGCTATAAGAGTTGGTAAAGATAATCAACCGATTATGTCAGGGGTAAATGAATTTAGGTCTGAGGGTAATTTAAGTGCAGCAAAAGTCTTAAACAATAATAATCCCGAAGTTAATAAAGTTGTTGGCACTGTTGATGCTGGGACAGGTATTAACGACACTCCAAGAGCAGTAATAGTAACTTTAACTTGGCCTAGTTTACGACAATTAAGTTCAGATAATGGTGCATCAGTAGGTTTAGGCATACAGGCAAATGCTTCATTTCCTAATGGTTTATCTGGTAATGTTGATATTGTTATTAGATTAAGAGGTAATAATAATCAAGAAATCGGTAGACAAAATTTTGCAATAAATGGTGTATATGTAGGTCAATACAGTCGAGATTATAGATTAGATATTCCTCAATTAGCTTGGCAAGATCAAGCTGCACGTAATTTATATTTTCCTATAAATGTAGATGTATTAAGGGCTGATTTAGAATTTAGGGAAATAGGTGGAAAACATCCTTTTAACAATAATGGGGATAACCTTTATGAAGAAGGAAGTAAACGTTTTACTGAATTTTTCTTTTCAAGATTACAAGCAGTACATCCACAAATTGCTACAATTACAGAATTTCCAAAATCGTCATATATTGGTCTTAGGTATTCTGCAGAGCAGTTCCCAAATATCCCCCAAAGAAAATATTTGTACAGAGGAATTAAAGTAAAAGTTCCAACAGGTATAAGTATAGATATTGCAGGTACTGGAAGAATTTTATATCCATCTGGTTATAGTTTTTCTGCACTAGACTCCACAAAAAAATGGACTTCTGACCCTGCTTGGATTTTATATGCACTTTTAACTGAGGATTATGGATTAAATTTAGATGAAACTACAATAGATAAAGCGTCATTTTATGAAGCCAGTTTGTATTGTTCAGACTTTCATAATACAGGTCAGCCAAGGTATTCTTTCAATGGGGTACTAAATACAAGAAAGAAAGCTCTTGATGTAATAAAAGAAGTAGCAGGGGTGATGCGAGCAACTATATACTACAAAAATGGAAATTTAAAAATTGCAGTAGATAAGCAAGAAACAGATACTTCATATTTATTTACTAATGCAAATGTAGTTGATGGACAATTTAATTACTCTGGTTCTGAAAGAGATAAAAAATACAGTCAAATAAATGTCGCTTACTACAATAATAAATTACAGGAGATGGATCAAATAAGCGTAGTTCAATCAACAATAGAAACAAAATATGGAATAAATCAACAAAATGTAAGAGCATTATTTACTACTGATAAAAATATAGCGATAAGGTTTGGCAGGGCTGTTATATATAGTGCGAATTTCGAGTCTGAAATAGTGTCGTTTGAATGTGGATTGGAAGCTGCTTGCAAATTAGAACCTCTTATGGTTATTAAAATTGCAGACAGGTTAAAAGAAATTATAAGAGCAAGCGGAAGAATAAAAAGCGTTACAAGCACAACCGTTTATGTTCTTGATGACAGTATAAATACCAGTGTTGGGGTCGCTGGTAATACTTTTTTAATTATTGACACGTCTGGTAATGTACAAGAAAGAACTATTTCATCTGTAAATGGTAGTACTGTTACTCTATCAAGTGCTTTAAGTGCAAATGCTGGAACAGTTTGGGCAGTTAAGACAGGTAATGTTAAACATAGGAAATTTAGAATAAGCAGTATAAAACAGAAAAGTGATTTTGTTTTTAGTATTACAGCTGTTACTTATACTGACGAAAAGTACTCTTACATTGATGGTGATATAAGCAAATTTAATGTAGGAGAAGAACCAACAACCTTGTTAGATTTTATACCTCCACCAATAATTTACTCAGTAAAGGAAGAAACAATAATTGTTAACAAACGAGCTACTTCAAGACTTGTTCTGAATTTTGGTCATGTTGCTGGAGCAAAATTGTACCAAGTTGCTTACAGGCTAGAACAAGGTGATCCAATAGTTGAAAATGTAGTAGACAATCAGTTTTTTGTTATTAACAATATGGCTGGTTTTTATCAATTTTCAGTAAGGTCGTTTGATGCAGTAGGGCAATTAAGCAAGACTGCATCTGCTATGAATATCAATGCTTTAGGTCTAACTACAAAACCGATTAATGTTGTAAATTTAAGATTTGAAGAAAGAAAAGATGATTTAATTCTTAAATGGGATAAGACAACTGCAGTCGATGTTTTATTTGGAGGAAAAATAATAATTCATTTTGCACCTGTATTAGACGGAACTGCTCAATTTGGTAACAGTGAATTAATAAGGGAAGTATCTGGTGATTCTGACGAAGCTGTAATTCTTGACTATAAAAGTGGAGAATATTTTGTTAAATTTGTTGATGTTGCTAAAAATGAAAGCCCTTCTGCAACTTCTGTTGTTGTTGCCAGACTTATAACTACAGAAAATTTGTTAGCCGCGCAAATAAGAGAAAGTTCTCATAATTTTACAAGCATAAGTGGAGGTCTTACAAATTTAGTGTATAACAGCGGGATAGCTGGCTTGACTTTGACAAGCGGAACAACTTTTGATGACCTTACCAATTTTAATAATTTAACAATATCTGGTGCAAGTTTTGCAACACTAGATGCAGTTGTAGGTGGAATTGCTTCTGCTGGTAGTTATGTCTTTAAAGATACCATTGATTTAGGTGGTGTTTTCAGATTTCGTGTAGAGACTATTCATAAAAAAAACGGATACAATACTGCTACTTTATTTGATTCTTACACGGACAATATGGATACATGGCCAAATATTTTTACAGGATCAACAGTTCAGTTTGAAAAAACTGCTGACATCACATTTCAAGTTGCTAAAAGTTCAACAGCAACTCCTAGTACAAGTTTTGTTACTTTTACAGATACTGACATGGAGACAAGAACTTTAGCTTTTAAAGTACACGTTAACAATGTCAGCGGCTATGAAAATGTAGATATTGAAGAGTTGGGTGTAAATTTAATTTTCAGACCAAGAACAGAAAGAAGTATTGATAATTCAAGCGCAACAACTGGTGGTATCTTATCAAGTTCTGCAAGTGGTGCTACTACAGTAAATTTTAATAAAAAGTTTTTTATTGGTTCAAGTGCTTTTGGAAATGCCGATAAATTTAAACCAGTTATTGCTTTAAACGTCAACAATATGCAGTCAGGAGATTTCTTTACTATTGATAGTGTGTCTACCAGTAATTTTGTTGTAAGTATAAAAAATGGATCTAGTTTTGTAGCTAGACAATTCACATACAGTGCTTTCGGTTATGGTGAAGGGTAGTATAATAGAAAAAACGTAAGAGAAATGTCTAAACCGCTTAATTTTGATATAGCTGATGATTCGGGGGCTAATGTAAGAACCGACCTAAATAATGTATTTGAATCAATAATTAGAAATCATGGCTACGGTAGTGAGCCAAGTGCAAGAGTTGCATATATGTGGTATGCAAATACTGTATCTGGAAGAATGGGTTTTTATAAGACTGCAAACTCAGGAGACACTTATGAATTTATTAGTCTAGTTAATGGTAACTTTTATGGGCCAAATGGTAGTGCTGGTACACCTAGTTATACTTTTACTAATAGTGGAAGTTCTGGTTTTTATAGGAGTGCAAGCAATCAAATTGGTGTGTCTACAAACGGTTCACTTGTTTTTGAATTTAAGGCTAATCAAGTAGATTGTGCTGGAGATTTATTTATTCAAAGATCAGGAGCCGATTCACAGCTAACAATATCAACAGGAGTCAACGATCAGGACTCAATTATAGATTTAGTTGCAGATACGACAAATACAGATTTTGGCTTACGAATAAGAAGACAAAAAACTTCAACAGGTGCTTCAGACCTTATTCATGTCGGAACAGGAGCTTTTAACATATTTACGCAAGATGCTGCCTCGATGGTTTTTGCTACATCAAATGCTGGTCGTTTCAGTATTGAACCAACTGGGAACTTGCGCTGTTTCGGTTCAGATAGTCATTTGGCAAGTACTCATGCCGGCTCAATTGCAGCAAAAGGAATTGCAATGAGAAATGGAGTGCAAACTGATAACGGTACGAATCCAGCAACAGTAAGTTCACATACTGGTAATTTATTTAACTTTTGGTGGGATGGGAATGACGCTTATATGTTTGTAGATAACACAAGACTTGGACATATTGATGCTTCTACAACCAGTGACTACAGAATTAAAAGAAATGTAGCAACTTTAGCTGTTGATGCTATAGAAAGGGTTAAAAAATTAAGGCCAATAACTTTTCAATACAAAGATTATGATATATACAAACAATCAGAAGCTGTTCATGAAGGATTTATAGCACATGAATTAGGAGAAGTCATACCAGATGCTTGTAAAGGTACAAAAGATGAAGGGTTACAATTTATAGGAATTGCTCCATTAGTAGCGACTTTAACAAAAGCACTTCAAGAAGCAGTTGCTAAGATAGAAACATTAGAAACTAAAGTTGCTGCACTTGAGGGGAGCTAATGGCTATTATTGCTGGTACTTATGATTTTACTGTACAAAGAAGAGCAGATCATTCTGAACCAATAAGAATTACAGATGGTAATGATGCAGCTGTAAATCTATCTGGATTTACTATTGCTGCTCAAGTATGGGATAAAGCAAGAACTGGCAAATATGCAGATTTTGCTATTACATACACTAATAGAACTAATGGAGAATTTAAAATGAGTTTGACACATACACAGACTCAACAATTTACACCTGATGAATTAGTTTATGATGTTTTAATTTTAAATTCAGGAGGTGAGCGCGAATATTATATCGAAGGTAATATATTTGTAAGTGAAGGATACACAACTATTCCATGAGTCAAATTAACATCACACAAAATAAAAACACTGTTACTGTTAATGGTGAAACAAGAGTTGTTACTGTAAAAACAGCAGGACCACAAGGTGCTGGATTTGATTTGTCATTAAATCATGATTCAAAAGTTGATAATTCTATAATGTACTATCAGGCAAGTAGTGGTAAGCTTATATTAGATGACAATGTTACTAAACTAAAACTTGTTAATGGAGGAAATTTTTAGGCCATGTCAAACGTAATCAGAATAAAAAAAAGAGCTTCAACTGGTAGTGCTGGCGCACCTTCTAGTCTAGCTCCCTCGGAATTAGCTTTTAATGAAGCTGATCTAAAATTATATTATGGTTTTGGTGATACTGGAAGTAATGAAGCAAGTTCAATAATTAGTGTTGGAGGTTCTGGAGCTTTTATAAGTAAGACCGCAACACAGAACGCTAATCTTATTTTTTCTGGACCTACAACTGGAAGTGCTGCTGCCCCTACATTTAGAAGTTTAGTAGCTGCTGACATTCCATCTATTGCTCATACAAAAATATCTGACTTTGATAGTGGTGTCCAAGCAAATAGAGTAGACCAATTAGCTGCTGCAACGAGTACAGTTACAGGAGTCACTCCTACTGCTGATGCTCATTTTGCGACAAAGGGATATGTTGATGGAGTTGCACAAGGTTTAGATATTAAAGAAGCTGTCAAGGTAGCAACAACAGCAAATATTACTTTATCTGGTACTCAAACTATTGATGGTGTAGCGGTTTCTGCTGACGAAAGAGTACTTGTTAAAGACCAAAGTACTTCTTCGCAGAACGGACTGTATCTTTGCAAAGCAAGTACATGGTCAAGAACTGATGACTTGGCTACTGGTGATGATGCTAGTTCTGTCTTTGTATTTGTAGATCAAGGAACTACTAATTCTGATAACTCTTTTGTTTGTACGACTAACAAAGGAAGTGCAGTTGTTGGAACCAATAATTTAACTTTCACACAATTTTCTGGTGCTGGAAACCCTGTTGCTGGTGATGGTATTAGCAAAAATGGAAATATAATTTCAACAGATTTAAAATCAAATGGTGGTCTTGTTATTGAATCAAACGAATTAGCTGTTGATTTAGCTGCTAGTTCAATTACAAATACTCTTGCAATAGCAAATGGTGGTACAGGTGCTACAAGTGCAAGTGCAGCAAGAACAGCCCTTTCATTAGTTGTCGGCACAAACGTTCAAGCTTTTGATGCACAGTTAACAGATATTGCTGGACTCACACCTACTGACGCTAATTTTATTGTTGGAGATGGCTCAAACTTTATTCTAGAAAGTGGCTCAACCGCTAGAGCAAGTCTCGGATTAAGCATC